ACTCCCTTATCGAGAAGATCTTGAGGGCTACGGCCTGCCTGAGCCATCCTCAACGACTCTACGATTGGAATACGAACGCGAACTTGATACGGGAATACAGGCCACGTATCCTGATTGACGTTGTACTCAATCACGCGAGAGTCGTTAGACTGGGAACCGGCACTGTTATCACGCGGGCCGCGAAAGTCCACGTTATGAGCAATGTGGTTCATGATCCATCCGCCGCCACGATCAATTGGGATATCACGGAGATAGGTGTAATTCTCCAGTGGAAGACGAACCACTGGATCGAGTTTGGCGAGCTCCGCCATAATGAAGGTCTGGCCTGTTGCCGCAGCAGCGGCATCAGAAAGAACCTGTCCACTACGCAGAGCCTGAAGATTTTGCTGGAATTCTTTGCGAGTCATTCTCTTTCCTTTCCGCTTACTAGGCGATAGTGCGTTGAAGAATAGTGACCTGAGCAGTCAGATCATTTTCCAGATACCCTGTCTTCCACTTGAAGTTAGGATACAAGAGGCTGCTAGTGAAGGTAGCCGCTGTGCCGGTGCCAGCACCTGTCGCAGCTGTAGAAAGGACGATGTTAGTCCCCGAGATGCTGGCGATAAAAGTACCAGCAACAACATTTGCCGAAGCGATGAGCATGCCGGCCGTAATTCCACTAGCGCTGGAAATAGTAGCCGCGGTTGATCCGTTCGCAGTTGTGATAGTCGGAGTGGCTGGATTAGGATCAACCACAGCCTCAAGGCCGCCTACTACCGCGCCGGTAAGAGCAGCATTAACAGCTGTACGAATCCATACCGATCCGCCTGCCGTAGGAGTTCCCTCCAGTGCCGCTACGTTAATAGTACCTTGAACAAGGACGTCTGCGATTACCCCGGAAACGTAAACCCCACCAGGAGTAGCTACATTTTGAGATCCTTGAACGCTGTACGTAGGATTGATATTTACGTTGCTTGCCGCGAGTCCGATAGGAGTCGACGAGGTAAGCAGCCCCAGTCCTTTGTACAAGAAGGACTTAATACTAGAGTACGTATTATCAGAGTTGAGAACCGCAGTCTCGGCAAAAGCAAGCGAATAGGCATCCGATGCTCCAACGAGGCGAGGAGTCCTTAGAGAATATCCCTCATTGCTGATATTTCCAAGGAACCCAAGGTAGAGTCCTTTAATAGGAATTACTGTTGCTGGCATGGTTACTTATTCCCCTTTCTGTCTAGGTACTCTTGGTGCCGTTTCTTACCAATAGCATAAGGAACGCCTTCGTAGAAGCGTGTAACATCTTCTACACTAGAGGATCCTGATACCGAATTAGAGTCGGTAACAAGAGCCGTGATCTTCTCGGGAACCTTGGTCACAGCGAGTCTCGAATAGGCCGAAGCTCCGCCGACACTATTGACTTTGTGAACAGCGTCATTATAGCTATCAATGATGATCTGCTCTTGCTTCGTGCGGGTAGACTTCGGTTTAGCCGCAATCGAAGCTACCATCGGCTTAGAGGCCTTAATAAAGTCTAAAGCAGAGTCTCCAATAGCCTTGAGAACGCTCTTTCCTTTATCATTGATATGCTCACCAGACTCCTTAGCGTCTCCTGTAAGCTTATCTTCCTGCTCAGCCTGAGTCTCTTCTTCCTGCTCTTCCTCGGCATCTTCGACAGGTTTCTTTTCAGGCTCGTGCTCTTCCTCGACCAGTTTTTCGAGGCCGGCATCCGCTTGATGAGCAGGCTCTTCTTCCTCTTCAGAAAGATACTTAGTAAGTTCTTTCTTAAGAGCTTCAAGATTAGCTGGTTTACCATGGGCATCTACACTCATACCCTTTCCGTGCTTAGAAGCATCAAGAGCGCGGTCTAGACAAGCATGAGCAGCCATACGGTGTGGATCTTTTGCGTCCACTGTAGGTTCCTTTTCTTCCTTTTTAAGGACAGGTTCAGCATCGACCTTAGGTTCAGGCTTAGGTTTATCTCTACCGGCCATTTCTTTGGTGATCTCCTTGAGCTCTTCTGGACTCGCGTCAGCTACTACCTGCTTAAGCCCCAGCCCGAAAATCTTGTCAGTCCATGACATATTGTTTTCCTTCCTCAGTTTGATTTCGGGCGGAGCCGAATCCTTAATAGCTATCCGGGGACCGGCCCTGCCTTTTTCTACCACAGCGACGTGATTTCCACGAAGGTGGTACATCACAAGAGCTTTATCTTTCAATCTCTTGAGCTTGCTGGTATATCCACAACTAACATCACGAATAGGTTCGTGCCCTTCGTTGAGTATTGGGTATACCTTCTCTTTAAGATCAGGATCTTTAATGATGATGTTACCTATTAGAGTAACTTCACCATCGTGGTCCGGACCTCTTCTTACATTCTGAATATGTCCACAGTTAAGATAACGCTCGTTTTCAATAGTTACGACGTTACCTTCACTAGCAGGATGAGTATCAACTATCGTTTTACCTTCAAAAGAAGCGATAGTGTCAGGATGTAGAACCTCGTCTTTTGGCCTATATACTTTATACTTTGCGTCAGGCTGTAAGTCCCATGACTTCTGATATCCTGGAACTGACTCTAGTTCTTTTCTTGAGTACTCTTGGTGTCCGCTACGGCATATTGGGACATCTACACAAACTAGATATCCTTCTGCCGTAAGAGACATATTCTTTGAGAGTAGTAGGGTATGGAAGATTGACATGCTTACTCCTTCTTAGCTTCCTTAGAAGGAATTTCATAAGGAGGGCCAGAAGAACTCATAGGGAATGCATCTATTCCAACATACGAGGATAGGTCCTTTGGCGTAGGATCAATGAGTGGACCGGAGGAAAATGCACTGTAGCTGTGCTTTGCAGGAGACTGGGTAACAGTGACTCCTTTAGGGATTTCTTCACTTCCCCACGGGATTGTTTTTGCCATTGTGAACACCTCCTTTAGGTAACTTTCCTGAGAAAGTTCCTGAATTCTGATAAGCGGAAAGTCCGCCTTTTGGATTAGGGCTTAAAATAGCTCCTGAGTTTCCTCCGGAAGCTATCTTACTTATTGAGCCATAAACGCTCTGATGAGGAGCGCCTTCTAAAGAGTTCTTTCCTGGTTTGAGAGTCATACCAGCTCCATAAATCTAGACTTTGTCATCTGTTGAATTCGTCCTTCGTGATAGACGCTAATTCTAGACCGATCGCTCGTAAAAAGATCATTAAATGAGAAGATCGGAACCGCTACGCATCTGCAGTTGTAAGACTCTCCAGGACCGTAGTATCCTAGTATAGGTCCCATACCGACCAAGTTTTCAGGGGAAGGAAGATCATTCCAAAATACCACCACTCCATCAAGGTTGTCATGGGCGTGTCTAACTAGGTTATCATGCCTCGTAGTCCAGATAAAACAACTTATTCCTAAGTCTTCTGATCTAGCCTTAGTTAAGGCTGAACTAGCAAAATGAGGATCAGAGCGAGCTATAAGCTTAATCCGCTTGGATATCAAAAGGGGGAAACGGTATCGAAGGATGTTCAGGCAACCTTGCTCTGTAGCTCCCTTTTCTCTTGCAATGCTCATTTCTTTCTTGAGACTATCAGAAGTACGCCGTAGTATAGAACTAGTATTCTCTGCGCTTCTTATGATCTGATTTCGAATCTCTCTACCTATAGCGCCTTTATCTGTCTCATAGAGAACTTTTCTAACCCTAGCTCCTTCAGCAGACTTCTTAGATGAGTCTCTCCACGCGAACATATTTGAAATATGAACATCTCTAATAGCTTGTCTAGAGACCATCTCAGATTGCTTTATTAGGGTAGAATCTTCGCTCATGTAAGCAAGACAATTCAACCAATCATCGATATTAGTTGAGGTTAAACCTGTAGGAATGTTTCTATTTATAAGAGTAAAGATCTGTTTTCTATAGGATAGTTCTATTCGAGTAGGAACATCAAATAGACTAGCTACGTGAGAGGCTTTGTTAGATCTCCGTTCTCGAGCCATTTCTTAAAGCCCTCCATTGTCATAGATGTTATTCCTCTGAAGATCTTATGGCTATACGTATGACCTAGCAGGTAGTCTCTAAAGGCGCTCTCCCTGCTAGAATAGCCTAGCATAACCTTATGTTCATCAAACTTTGAAGTGCTGCTGAGTTTATTCTGGTCGACTACCCAGACTTTACCACTTTTACGATTAGAACCTACATAGCAGTCAATCTCATCTCCGTCGGCTCCTATGTAACCTTGTATAAAGCCGTAGTCAGCAGGAAGAACATGACTAAAGTTCTTACCGTGTCGAGTTTCATGCTTCCGGGTTTCAATAGAGCACCTTAGGCCGCAGACAGTTATCTCAGGAAGAAGTTTAATAGAGTCACAAGCGGGCAGCTTAAACACTAGAACCACCCCCTAATGTAGTCTACGATTGACTTAGGTAAGGCATCCGTCTGGATATTCTTAATGCCATCAGGGGTTCTTCTGGGATTCTTCATGTCATGCTTTACTGAGTGCTGAAGACCTTGTTGCAGAGATTTCGAATTCGTCTTAGCTGCTTCAATAATACGATGCGCAGGTCTATAGCGAAGAGCCTTTACTCCTATAGCCTTAGCTTCTGTAGGGATATTCTCTCCAGGCTTAATGCCGACTGCTGACTTATGGGCCTGCTCTTGAGGCCCTCCAACAGGTTGCTCTTGAGGCCCTCCAACAGGCTGCCCCTGAGGCTGCCCCTGAGGCTGCCTCTGAGGTCCTCCACCGTCTCCACCTTCAGGATTATTGATTTCTCCCATACCAGATTCTGAAGCAAATGTATCTGGAGTTTCTGCAATAGATTGTCTGGTTATATTGCTAAACAGACCATTAACTCCGCTCTGCTGAGAGAGTTCACTACGAGCCTCTCTTTTGGTAATCAGATCGGCGTTGTAGGCCATAAGAATAGACTCTACCAGTCCTTTGCCAAGCTCATTCTGCTCTTGGCGAGAGAGCGCCATCAAAGGCGGCCAGGAGTATTCTAGGTCATCTGGGACGTGCCCGAACGTACTCATGCAAATAATTGGCAATAGTTTATCAATTACTGGATTTGCATCAGCCTCTCTTTTCTGGTCGATAGTGTTGTAGTACAGCTGGAGACTCATCGCTCCGTTGCTTGAGAAGTTTCCGCCGCCTCCCATACCAGCTTCACGACCGAAGATAAGTTCATAAGGCTGTTCTGCAGCAGCGGCAAGATCCTTCATAAACTCATGATAAACGTCTGAAATTCCTCCAAAGCTGTAGGAACTTTGGTTTAGCTTACCGTCTTTGCCAAGAACTAGCAATCCTTGGTTGTTAAGAAGCTGAGAAATTGACTCCATTCTATTTACAAACTTCTCATAAGAGGAGTTCGTAGCATTCGCTCCGGACATCAAAGCCGCTAGTTGGGGCTCTTCGATGGTGATAATCTGAGCTCTAGTAAGAAGAGAGACTATGTTCCACGAACTGTAATCTCTCTTTTGAAGCTCATCAAAGATTACTTCTACTTCAGACATACCCCAGTAGAGCTCTACTTGAGTCTCCCATTGAGGAAGTTCTCGACCTGTAAATCTTAGTACTCTGCTGTGGTGGATATTAACAGCACCTGAATCCATGATACAGTTATAGTAGGTCGGTAGACCGAATCCTTTTGGGTCACTAATATCAGAATTGATCACAGGTCCTGGGATAATTCCAGACCACCGGTCCAGAGGAATGATTCCTTTGTAAGAACCTACTTCTATATCATCGAGCTCTAGAGGCTGCATAAGATCATCGTGGCCTTCAATAACGATAATAGCAGCCGCTCCACCAAAGAGTCTTCCCCACTTGCTAGCAGAACGAAGCTTAGCGATTGTATTAGTCTTTCTAACACAACTTATAAAATGCTTCTGGTGCTCTGGCTTGAGCTCAGTAATTAGAGTAGGAAATGTTCTATACAAGTCATTTGAGACGTTATCGATGATCTTGCGTACCACCCAGCTCGATCGATAAAGACTTAGTATCAAAGGGTAGTCTTCTGTAAGTCTGACTATTGGGTACGACCCGGCCTGGGCTAGGTTGGGGGTCCCGTTGCCTATTCTAGCAGCGGGATTACTATAGCTGTCCGTAACTACCCCAGGCCTTTGACGAACATAGTTACTATCATCATTATCCGGGAGAGGCTTAGCCGCTCTTCTTCTTGAGGTCATAGTTCTCTCCTGAATCTGATTTGATGCTCTTAGTTCATCTGAGTTAGACTGCGGTATCCACCGGCCGGTAGCGTTACGTTGTTCGTGCCATTCGCTACGGCCTCTAGACCAGCGGCGGGTGTGGGCTAGTTCCAGATCGTGTAGTTGTACGTGCTTGTGTCGGCAGCACCGCATAGCACCGTGAAGCCTGTCCCGCTTGTAACACCGTTCATTGCTGGTGGTGTTGAAATCGTACCGTCAACCGTGTTCAAGCTGATAGTAACATCAGATATTGCTAGTTCGTTCGTGTTACTGATGGTGATTGTTCCCGCTGCTGTGCAAACGAACGTCCCTTTTCTTGCCGATGCCGGAGACAGCTTTGAGAATGTAGCATTGCCCGTTGTATTTGCTGTCGGCAAAGCTCCAGAAGGCGTTACTGATCCGGTATCAACCCACGTCAAAGCAGCGACAGTAGCTACCAGCTGCTCTGCGCCTGTCGTCCGCCCGTACACCTTGTATTGCGTTGCGTTTGCTACTGCGCCCCAGTTGACAGTCACGGAGTAGAGATTACCCGCTGTACCGCCTGTTGTCACCGAGGTCTCTGTGCTTGCCAGCGTAGTGCCTACAGCATCTACCGCCGCGACGCGATAGTAGTAGGTCGTAGAGGTGGAGAGCGTTCCTGCTCCTGATGCGCTTGTGAATCCGCTGTTGGTTGGAGTTACAACAGGCGTTACCGTCAGTTCTGGCACCGTTACGCTTGTTGCAGCCACTCCTCCAGATATATCCACCTTGCCTACCAAGATAGCATTTGAGCCGCCCTTGAAATCGAGCAAGTCGCCTGAGGGAGTAGTCCCTGTATTGCCGAGAGTCACGTCCACATTCGTACTTGAAGACGTCGATATGGATGTGCCACTAGACGCCGGAACAATGGAAGCGTTAGACCCTGACGATGGGTAGATTCCAGTTGTGCCTATTTTTCCACTGCTGTTTACGTACCATAGCGAGGTCGAACCTCCTGAGGCAAACCCCTCCAGAAAATTCGCGGTTCCTGAAGCAGGCTCGATCATGCCTAGCATTGTACCTGTCGCACTCCATCCTGTTGATGCTACGGCTCCGGTAGGCTGAATCAGGAACATCGGAAATGCTGTAGTGCCTGTACCGCCTGTGTATACCGAGCCAGTCATCGAGATAACAGATGTAGAGGCAGCGCCATTCGTGGAGATTGTTTCTGTGCCTGTCCACGAGTTGTTTGCCGCCAGCGTTGGAAGCGTAGCAGAGGAGGGAATCGTCGTACCATTCACACTTGTGCTGCTACTCAATGCGGTTGGGAGATAGTTTGCGGGGATCGGAGTAGCCGCGTTATAGGCCCCTCCCCACGCAGTCCCGCTAGTCCAGTAAGCAATTCCGGCAGTTGAGGGCCACGTCATCCCTGAGCCAGACGTACATCCAGAGGTAGTTGCACCGCCTTGCGCGTCTGTGCAAAGGGTTGCCGCTGTGCCTGAGATGGTTCCAGATGTGAGTATGGCCGAATCTGTTCCCTGCAATGCCATACTGCTGGTCACCGTGCTCGCTGTTGCGGATACAGGAATCTGCCCAGTTGTCATACCAGAAAGACCGCTTCCTCCGCCTGACCCTGTAGCTGGCGTCCACACATCGTTTACGCCGTCACTGTAAACCCACTCTGCTGTGGAATTGTTCGTTCCGGCCGCGAGGGTGATGCCAGTTCCAGTCGAACCGCCTGATCCATTGCCCATCTTTACTTGCACCGAGTAAGCTCCTACGACGCAGTTATTGGCAGCAAGGAATTGCGTGCTGGTGGTTTGCAGTGATCCGGGTGCTAGCAGCAGTACCACGTTGGAAGTAAGTGTGCCCGATACGTTGATGAAATTTGGAACTTTAGTACCGGAATAGCTCCGCCCGATCCAGTTGTATAGCCAGTTCCTCCGCCGTTACTCCCAACCACCGTCATCGTTGTTACCGCACCTCCCGGTGCTGAAACTCCTGTGACGACCAGATATGAGTTGAGACTGCCGCCTAATGCGGTGAATATGTCTCCTGTGTATGCGCCGGTTCCGCCACTCACTACTGTAACTGACGTGATTGTTCCGCCTGATGCTACCCAAGATATGGCCAGAGTATTGTTCGGCGATCCTAAATTGTACGTGCCTCCCGTGATACCCGTTAGTTCGACAGATGAACTATCAAGAGCGAGTAGGGTCTGAACGCCTAATGTTGTTTCTACAGTACCGTCCGCAGTGTATGGCGCGGGAGTGGTTGCTGTCGTACCTGTAGGCAGGGCCGCAGTGCCACTCACTGCTGTACCATTGGCTGCGTAGTAAGCAAGTTGCCCGATTGTCCCGCTATTGACTGTGCCAGTTCCCGCTCCAGCGCATCCAGATGTTGTTGCTCCACCGAGTGCGTCGGTGCATAGTGTAGCGCCAGTACCGGAAACTGTCCCTGCTGTCATAACAGTCGTATCCGTGCCTTGCAGCGCCTTGCTGCTGACAGAGCCGCCAGACGTATTAACCATTACTCCAGCCGTAGTAAGTGCTGGAAAGATCGGCGTACCGTAAACCGTAGTCGATGTCGTGAGCGTGCTACCGAGTACTGGCGTTTTCGTTGCCCCGTTCACAGCGTTGTTATAAATCGGCGAACCGACCCATGCTGGAAGTTGTGGGAGCGTAGCGCCGATATAGGTGGACAATGCCGACAAGCAAGCATTTGCGTAGAGGTAGTGTCCTTGCAGGTTCGGATGCAGCGCATCGTAGTAGTAGTTCTGCGAATTGAGAACCGATGTGGCATTGCACTCGATGATGTTCGTGAGTCCGTCTCCTTGCAACATAGAGACAACAGCAGCATCAGCAGTGTCGAAGTTTGCTGCATTATTCACGCCAGTGAAAGATACCGTCAAGCCTGTTCCGCTACCACCAGTCGTCGCATATGTACCGCTGGATGGATAACCCGTTCCATCGTATTTGATGGTCAATCCTGTGACTGTGCAGGACGATGCTGTCAGTACCACGGTGCCTGATGATCCAGTGCCTACGAGCGTAGCTACATCGCCTGTAACATAGCATCCAGTAGTACTTGTACCACTTACTACTGCTACGGTATTGAGGTTCAGGTTAGTGTTATTCATTTCCGGAATGACGGCGTTATACAGTACCGTAGGTCCGGGCATTGAGGTAGATACTGCGGCAGCCCAGTTGAAGTAGCATGTACCAGAAGAGTTCGTGCATGCAATTACGACCGTGTGCGTTGTGCTTGCCGTCAGTCCAGTAACACGAGTCAGCGCAGAGGCAAACGTCGTTGGGTTGGATGTATTGATCGTTTGCCCACCAGTACCAGTGAATGGCAGTGCTACCGGGCTACCGCCGTCTACTGTAACTGTGCCTGTAGCTGCGTTACTATCCACCATCATTGTGGAGACGTCAACCACCGTACTTGCTGTTGGGCTGGTAACTGTGCAAGTGGCTGTTGCTCCACTCGCTGTTGTCTGTTTACCTATTGTCGAGGCTGTAACTCCAAGTGCGGCCCATGACGAATTAGTCCAGGTGCCTGAATAGGAGCAGCTACCGCTTTGTGCTGTCTTCATTACACTGGCAGGTATGGCTTCGTATGCTACCTGTTCGGCGCGGGTGAGTTTGTAGTTGGCAATCACGTTTGCGCTGTAGTGGAAGAACGCAGTGTCGTTAATTCCAAGTGCATTGACCTGAAGCTGTGTTTTCGAGTTCGTACTCGAAGTGTTATAAATCTGAGGAATGAGATCGGCTGTCTGCTTGCCACCGTGTCCGTCGTTTACGGCTGCTACACCGATAGCAATACCCATCAAACCGCAGAAAGCATTATTGAAAATGTCCGCCCCTGTTCCGGCTGTGACCGAATCTCCGTAGCACGTCATGGAGTTATATGGGTAGGTTGCTGTACCGTTGATGCTCGGCGCAACCACATTCCCAGTGAATGTCGGGCTGTCAGTGGGAGCCGCCGACCGTACTGCGGGTGATATCAGGAACGCTGTCGTTGGACTTGCTGCTGTTCCCGAAGCTGTATAGGTAAACGCATTCGCTGTCCAAGTCGTACCTATCTCGGTATACAAGGTAGCGTAGATTGTCGATCCATTAGTAGGTATGCCTGTGGC